ACGTCATCTGATGTTGTATTTAAAATATGCATTTATAGTTTTTTCCCTTTCATTAGGTCATAGGTCGCCTGCGCCATCGATTCCTGTTTTACCTCCTGCAATTGGACTTTGCCCAGATTGCGCACTTTCGGTTTATGGATTTTAAAACCGTTAGCCGTTTGAGTTTCAACAATGAATATCTCACGAAATGTTATGGTAAATTCACCTGAAGTATTTTGTTTTTGAGTTAATCCTACGGAGGTTATTACCATGTTTTTATATTGCCTAGAATTAGTTTGTAACGTTACAGGCTCACCGCTACGTTGTATTGCTAACAGTTTTTCATGGGCATCACTGATGCGGTCTGATGATGAATTATTTAAATTTGGTGTTTGATAATCAGGGAGGAAATCAGCAACGACATTATTAACTGTTTTTTCGATAGTCTGATTACGCGATTCATAATATCGTCTAAGTTGTTTTTCCGCCTGTTCCGTTATAGGTCGGATGTCCATAGGTAACGGATATTCGGGAAAATCGTAACCTAAAATACTATCAATTGACGGCGTGTTAACCTCGTAACTGACAACCAACCCGTTAACGGTGACCTCCTTAGGGTCTAAAACCGCATGATCGGCAATATTAGCGCCGTTCTCTATTGGGTTTTCCGTTACCCGTAATTTTGATGTGTGTTGCTCTACGGTGTTAATATCGAGACTGAACGTGCCAGCCTCTGTAATTATCAAACCTGTGTTTGATGCTGATTTATTTAATATAGATTGAAACATTAGTTAGATCCTAGTGCAGTTGTTGAATTGTCGGCTATTTTTTGGATTTCTCCTGAAGCCAACGCGTTTAAATTAGCTAAACCTTCTTGCGGTGTTGTCACGTTCATTGTGTTATTGATTGTGACTGCGTTGTTATTGCTGATGTTTTTATTAGGCGTTGCTATGCTGGCACTGGCAGATAGTGCAGGATTGATCTTTAATTGATTTTGACGTTTAACTAAAATTTCTTTGTCGTCATCATCATCATCAAATAAGCCCGTCCACGACAAAGCGCCTTTAACCTTTGCGCCTACAGTATCAATAAAACCAAAAAACTTATCTTTTATCCACTTGATCGCATCTTCAAAGGGCTTGGTGATAGCTTTGTGTATTTCTAGAAATTTCTTTCCAAAGTTTTTAGTTGTATCCTCCGCATCGTCAATCCAACCAGTAAATAAATTTTTAACAAAATTCCATGCTGTTTTAAATGGTGATGTTATATAGTCCCAAATATCGCTAAAAACTTTACCGATTTTACTTGTTGTCGATGTTGAATCATCAATCCAGCCTGTAAACAGATTTTTAACGTAGTTCCAAGCTGCTCTGAACGGCCATGTGACGAAGTCCCATATTGCCCATAAAGTTTTGCCAATTTTATCTGTTACTGAGGTTGTATCATCCTCCCAGATGTCAAATAAATTATTTACGAATTTCCAAGCGGTTCTGAATGGCCATGTGACGAAATCCCAAATCCCTTTAAATATCGATCCAATACCATTAACTACATCACCAGCATCAATACCCAACCAATCCATAATGGCGCATATTGCTTTATAAGCCATACGAAACGGAAATGTAATCGCATCAAAAATAAAACCAAAGATCTTACCAATTCTATTGACCGTTTTTTTTGCGTCTTTTTCTGACATACCAAAAAACATCAAAATATTTTTAAATAAATTAGCTAATAATGATTTAATTTTTGAAAAAAGTGATTTAATGCCATTTAGTAATGAGTTAAACAGTCGATTTGATAATGATTTAACTTTTTCGCTGTCACCTGCCCACAATGCCTTAATCAGCTTCCAAACATCTTTGATAAATTGCCAAGCGGCTTTTGCATCGTCAATAAATGGTTGCCAGTACTCACCAAAAAGACTGTTACCGCCATTCATGTAGACCATAAGATCATCAATTAATAACATTAAACTCGTCATTAGAATGATGATTTTACCCAGTGGACTGAATAAAAAGCCGCGATTTAGAATTGCCCACGCAATACCAAAGGCAATGATTGCATTTTTCCAGCCAATTGTATTGGTGATAACCATGTTGAGAAATTTAACAAAGTTAACAACCACCTGAATAGCCATACCAACGGCTTTAATAATTTTGGTAATGCCGTTAGCAACCAATTCTTTATTGATTGTTAACCAGTTACGAAATCCACCGATTAGATTAGTTAAAGCAGGAGCTAAATTTAACGCGATTTTGGTTTTGATGCTATCAATTGCGAGACCTGTTTTGTCCATTTCTCGCTTGTATTGATTGGCTTGTTGCAACTCTTTTTTGGATATTTTAAATAGTGTATCTTTTTTGGTTGCAAGCTCTTTGGCTTTATCAATAGCACTATTAAATGCTCTGACTAATTTTTTGCCGTAAAGAACAGCGGCGGCGGCTAATGAGACAAGGATAAGTTTTAACGAAAATAATTTAGATTTTGTTTTAGTAGCGGCATTTCCTGCTTCTTTTGTCGATTTATTGGTTTCTTTAATCGCTCGGTTTACATCGCTCTGCATCTGATTAGTTGCATTTGATAGCTGATTAGCGCCTGTTTGCAGGGTGTTAACCACCTTAGCAATCTCGCCAGCCTTAGAGGCATCAACGCCAATTTTAATCAAGAACTCTTCTAATAACATATCACGCCTCGTTTTGCCTTTTTTCGGCTAATTTCATTTCAGCTATCACGTTATGCATATCAATAACATCATCAAGAGAATAAACCGTTCTAAGCTCATGGAGCGTTGCATATTTATTCACGATAACGCCCCATACAAACCAATCTACATCGCTCTCTGTGCTATCTCCTCCAAGCTGGCTGTATTTAGTTTGGACGCAATCCCATTTGGTAAAAAACCCAAAAAATGGAATTTTAAGCCTTCAACAATAACTTGGTAGTAATGGCTTCGGTGAGTGTTAAAAAAGTCACTTATTTCTTGAGGTTTTTGGAATAGAACTGTTTTCCCATCTTCATTAACAGCGGTGACATAGTTAAGAATAAATTTTTCTATTTCTTCAAACTGTTCAGTACCGATATTCGACGCTAATTGACCAAAATCAAAACCTGTTTTATTGTCGTCCAATGAAAAACAGCCTTTTAGTAAGGCTGTTAATTTTTTTAGGTATTTGTTCGCTTTGAAAAAATCCGCTTGTCGAAATGTGTAGGTTATATCATCTAGGATAAAATCTGTATTTTGCATTATAAACCGCCTTTAATATTGTACTCTGCTTTAGTTGCCTTAAATGTCCACGTCACACCGTTGTGAGCTGTTCCACGTGCGTGCGTAGGTGGAGTAGTAAACCAGCAACCAGTTAATAAAAATTCATCACCATTACGCAAATCTTTATAAGTAATTAATTTACCCGTTGCAGTTGTTGGGTTATTAATTTGAGCATTACGTAACTGATTCAATTTTTCGTTAGTTTCGGTGTGTTGTAGCGTTTTAATTGTCACAGTAGCACCACGATTGCAGGAATGCACAAAAACACCCTTTCCATTAATCCCATACGTGATATCGCCATCATCACCTACAGGCGCAATACTAATAGAATCCTGCGCATTCTCATATCCTGTAATTTCGTAGCCGTCAATTGTGAGTACGGCATCTTCCATTGAAAATGATTTAGACATTTAACCTTCCTTATCGATTGAATTGGACAATGATATCAACGCTATGACCCGCCCCAGCAAGTTTAAGCGCACAATTGATAGGCATCATTTTTCGAGCTTCACGATCTGCAGTATCTTGCGTTTCGAATGAATCAGAATAGAAATAATAGCCATTGATTTGATCGCCGTATGATAGTTCACCCAAGTCCCCTAACGTCCATTTACCCAGACCTAAAAAACCGTTATTTTTAAACTGTTCACCGACAATCTTAATTGAACTGATTAAAATTTCTTGACCTCTATCTGTTTGCGGAATCTTAGTAGGTTGACCTTGTAGAGTATTGAAG